CTAAACATTGAACTGCTCCAGCACGCTTGAGACGTCCGGAGCGTCAGTGACGGGGACTGCATAATGGCGTTCGGTGGTGTCCAGGTGAGAGTGCCCAAGCTGATGTTGTGCAGCCTGGATACCTACGCTGTCGCGCAATGCGGTCGCGACTGTGGCCCGGAACTCCTTGGGTAGGCGACCTTCAAATCGCGTGCCGAGCAACGCAGCATGCCATTGCGTGCGAAAGTTGTCAGGTATCCGGGGAGTTCCCGTGCTTGAAGGGAAAACTAGCGCCCCGTACGAATCGATGCGTCGACGCAGCAGCATCTCGCTGGCGAAGCGAGGCAGAGTCACCCTCAGCTTCTTGTTCGCCTTGGTATGGGGCTGGATAACCCATTTCCCGCGTCGATCTTTTGCCATGGTCTGATCGATGACCGCTCTCGTTGACGAACCTTCGAATTCGATTCGAGTCCAGTCAATTGCAAAAATCTCGCCGGGGCGACCCCCAGTAGCCAGAAACATGTCGACTGGATCTGCGAGGTCCGTAGTGCGTATGCGACCTGCCTTGTCTTTCCCCCGATCCCATTCGCGCAAGTGAGTGCGCAGCCATGCGACGTCTTCGAGAGTGAACGCAGTAATCTCGCGCCGGGGCGACACGATCGGTGCGGCTGCTGCAACGGGGTTGAAGTCGATGGCGTCAAGTCGCGCTGCCATCTTGAACATGGCAGTTAGCAGAACCTTGGCGATCTCGGCGGACGAGTAGCCAGCCGACCGGGTGAGCGATTTTAGGTGGCGATCCACGCGCGCCGGTGTGACTTCTGACAAGCGGAGGTCGCCGAGGGGGATGACTACATGCGTGGCCAGAACCTGCTCGTAGCGGCGGAGGGTTCCCGGTGCATGAAGTTGCTCGGTGTACTCTGACCACCACATCTTTGATAGCGCCGATACACGAGAGGTGCGGCTCAGTTCGGTTCCGGTTGGTGTGAGGCGGTCACGGAATGCTTCTTTGAGGGAGTTGACGGCCCGCGCCTTTGTGGAGCCGCTGCGTGTGACCCGGCGGGATTTGCCGTCCATGTCCCGGATTCGAGCGTCAGCCACCCAGTGGCCGTCGACCTGCTTGGTAGTGATGTTGCCATAGGTCCCCAGGGCGAGTGTTGGCCTGGCCATTATCTACTCCTTATGTAAGCCCTAACAATGTTCTCAGTGACGCCTAGCTCAATCGCTAATTCTGGGAGCTCTTGAGTCCATTTGACGAGCTCGTCAAAGTCGCTAGCGAGAACCAGGCGGGATGCTGCACGCGAGTCTGCCAACAGCTCGGCCTTCCGACTACTTGCTGTGTGTCCGTACTCTACATGCGCGATTTCATGCGCAAGGACGGACCGCTCGTGACGTGCTGTCATGCCGGGGCGCAAGAAAATTGCGCCGTAGCGGGGTATCCAGCGCCCCGTGTCTTTACCGATGCCGCGATGCACTACTTGGACCCCGAGCTTACGCGCGTGCTGGTAGGGGTCGTAGGCAGGGATCACGTCTATCCATTCGGGAATTCAGGCTGCCCCCCGTCGTCGTCCGTGGCGGCGTAGGGTAGGTCGTCGATCTCCACCGTCTTGAGATCGTGTTGATCAGAACTCTGACGGAAGGGTACGACATTCGCGTGCTCGTCAAGCTCGACGGGCTCGGTCAGTTGACCGGTGGCGGTGCCGCTTTCAACGCGCGAGACCATTTCTTTTGCGAGCTCGAGGTCCGAGGCAGCCTTGAGTGCCAGGGCGACACTTGCGGCATCAGCTTCGGCCTGGGTGATCAGCCCCACGAAGACCAGCGCAGGGACAACCGGAGCACTATAGGCCCTCGCAATCTCGACAACCGTCTCAGGGCGCAGAGCACTGTTTAGCTGTCGAGTAAGCGTACTGGGGTCAATGCCAGCGCGCAGGGCGATAGCGCGAGCACTTCGCTCGCCGGTCATGGCGGTGAGATAGTGAAGCAATGTTTCGTCCATGCATTCATTATGGTGCAATTTTGCATCAAAATCAATAACAATCCCTTGAGATGCCGCTGATGCCGCATGCAATGATGCAGACGTGCATCAAAACGAGTTGATAAACAATTCGATCCCGTGCATACTTGCATCATTACGGTGAACGAATGCACCAAGAAGGGATAGTAATGACGCACAAGCTCCTTATCCGCCCAGGTCTCCTCGCCCGGCTCCGGGAGACTCGAAACATCCCCAGCGAAGACGTCCAGGCTCGCATGATCGGTGTAGATCGCAGCACCCTTGGTCGTGTGGAACGCGGCAGCCAGCCGTCCGCCGCATTCATCGTCGGAGTATGCGTGGCATTCAACCTAGGCCCCGGCGAAGCGTTTGAAATCGTAGACGACTCCGCCGCGCTCGCCGCAGCATGACAATGTCCACCGAAGCCCCACACCCGATTGAGCCTAGGTATCTGGACACTGCAGATGCAGCTTGGTACCTAGGTCTGGCTAAGCACACCCTGGAATGCTGGCGATCAGCTGGCATCGGACCTGCGTACAGCCGTCTCGGACGTCTCATTAGATACACCAAAGATGACCTGAAAGCATGGGCTGATCGCGACCGCGTAGCCTCGTAGCCTTCACTGCCGCCTCTGCGTGCGGCCATAGCCTGACCGACTGAATCGGTCGTTGAAAGCCACCCCTGAAGAGGGGGTATTTGTCGCGCCTAAAAGCGCGTTCGCCTTCCAAAACTGCCCGGGGTACGGGCGGTGGTCGGAGACGCTATCGTACCTGAGTTTCAGATAATTCCACAGAGTCCCATACCCCCAGGCCGAAGAGGCGCGGGGATGCCTGGCTGATTTGCGTTGGACGCTACGCCGGATGAAAAGGCCGTACCGGTCGCACCGAAGTGATGCGACGACTTGGCGGCCGCTGTGTCCCCGGAGATCCCGGGTTGGCATGGCGCTGCAGGATACCGGTTCGGCGGGCGTGCCCGTCCCAGAGATTCGAGGCTCTGGCTGCTGCTGCGCGCTCGCGCTATTTGATCTTGTGTCCCGGCGCTCCGGGCATTTGAAGGAGGAACACATGCGTAAACGCCGATATTGGGCCGCCGTCCTGGCGAGGGTGCTGGTCGTGCTGCTGATCGTGAACGTGATCTACAAGCTGGCCGGAGCAAACCCTCAGCCCTGGGGTGTCGTGCTCTGGCCGCTCTGGGCCATGGCCCTCGCGCTCGCCGGGTATATGGCCGCCCGGCTGCTGAGTGGCAAGCGGGCAGTGCCTTTTCGCCGAGGCCGCGCGGAGCGCCCGTGAACCGGGCGGTTGAGTGGCTGTTCACAGCAGGATAAACGATCCAACAAATGAAGAACGCCCCGCGGGAACGGGGCGCTCGATACCTGAAAGGACAGGTTGATGATTCAGAAAAAGGATAGCATCGTCCGTTTCACGATCGAAGCTGGTGCTGCCCGGTGGGCGGCGGCCGCGATGGTGGCGGCGATTGAGAGCAGTGAGGCGGCCCCGGTGATGCGGGGCTCGCTTTGGCGGTTGCAGGGAGGGCAGCTGGTGATGGTCGCGGCGGATGCGTTCGCAGTTCACCGGGTGCGAGTGCCGGTTACCGTCACGACGCCGCACCTTGCGGCGATCCCGGGGCCGGAGTTTGTGGTGCCGCGGGAGGCGGTGCTGTGGCTGTTGCAGAATGCCAACTATTTCAGGAGGACTGTGCACAAGCACATCGTGGGTCGCTCTGATGTGGAGGTCGCGTTCATCCCGGGTGTGGATTTGGTTCCGGGCACGCTGCAGTTGGCGGTGACGCCCTCGGATGTGTCTCGCGGACGGGTGCTGCTTGAGACGAATTTGGTTCGGGGTGAGTATCCGCCGGTGGAGGTCGATTTGGATGATGCGGCGCGCGGCCGGTCGGCACCGGTTCAGCAGGTTGCTGCGCGGCGTATGGCTGCGGCGGGCAAGCTGGCTCGTCGCCCGCGGGACACGTTCCTGATTGACGGACGCAAGGTTGGTGCGGCCCGCAAGGTGTATATCCGAGTGGGCGATGCGGCATCCCCGTATGCGGAGGCGCTGTTGATGCAGTCTCCGTGGCCCGAGGCGAGCGAGGTGGCGGCGTGAGCCCGGCACCGCGTCGCGCCCGTGACGTTGAGCATCCGCGTGAGCCGCTGATCCCGAAAAAGGAACGCGGCGGCGTGTATGTCGGGTTTGCCGTGTTCGCGGTTGTGTATGTCGGGTTCTTGGCGCTGATCCTCGTGTTGGGGATGCACCGGTGAGGGTCTGGATTGTCGCATGTTATGCGGCTGGGTTCCTCGCGTTTTTTATTCAGCAGGCCACGGGTGGCTTGACGATCTTGTTTATTTTTGCGGGCATCGCGTTGTCGTGGTGTCTGCACTTGACCGAGAGGTTTCCTGGTAATGACCCAGAGTATCCAGCTGAGCATCCCTGACCGGTTTCTCGCGGCCGCGGTTCTGACCGAATCGTTTCCGGTGTTCGCCGATATCAATGTGGACCCGTATCGGATCCGCTTGCACGTGGGCGTGTGTACGGTCGATGGGAACGTGTGGGGCGAAGAAACGCTGCAGCGGCACCTCGCTGGTGTGATCGCTCTCGGGGACCGATGGCGCACTCAGCCAGCGGTCATGTCCCGCGAGATCGACATCATCGCGACCGGCCCGACCGGCCGAATCCACCTGACACTCGATGAGCGTTGGTGGTCGATATTCAGCACCGCCTACCACGAGGTGCTGGAAACCCGGCAGATCAGCGCCGAGCTCAAGCGGTTCTATGCCGCAGAGATCCCCGACCTCCGGTGATCGGACCCAAAACGCCCAAACCCACCGCCGCCGACGACCGCCGCGCCTACGCCATCACGATCAAACGCGACACCAAATGCGTCCGCTGCGGCCGCCGCGGCATCACCATCGACCACCGCCAAAACCGGCAAACCGGAAACACCGTCCCCAGCAACCTCCAAGGACTCTGCGGCACCGGCACAACCGGCTGCCACGGATGGAAAACCGTCAACCCCACACTCGCGCTCGCCGAGGGGTATGCGGTGAAGCGCTGGTCTGATCCTGCCCAGTGGCCGGGCCGCCGTCTGATCGGGGGCCAGCACACGTGGGTGCTGTACGACGACACCGGGGATTTCCGGGTCCTAACCGCGGCTGAGGCCGTACGAAAAATGGAAGGAGACATCCGCGATGACGACGATCCCGACTCACGCGATGCTGTATGCGGTGTACTGGCCGCGCCGCCGAGTACTCAAGGTGGGCCGGGCGTGGAAGATGTCCCGACTGCGCATGCTACAGCGCACTGGCGGCGAGGTGCTGGTGCTGATGCGTGGCCGCGCTGGTGGCGACGAGCGTTCGGCCCTGGCCGAGCTGCGCGCCGAGTTCGAGCGCGCTTTTCTGACGGCCGAGGAAAGCCTCGGCGTGCTCCCGCATGGGCGGGGCTTTACCGAATGTTTCCGCGTGACGGCTGCTCAGGTGCGCCGCGCGCTCGACCTGATTTTTAGAGGGATTGCACGAAATGGCCATGAACAGACAGCGCACGATCAAACCGGACCTGTTCCGGAACGAGGATCTGGCGGGCCTGTCTCCGGCGGTGAGGCTGACGGCGATCGGGCTGCAGCTGTGCGTGGACGATCACGGCCGCGCGTCGGCGACAGCGGCGCTGCTGAAGGCGGATCTGTGGGCACTGGATCGCGAGGTGACCGAGGACGTGGTGGACGAGCACCTGCTGCAGCTGGCCGAGATCGGGTATCTCGTCCTGTACGCGGTCGGGAAGCGCACCTATCTGGTGTTGACGGACCGGGCACGGGTGGACCGGCCCACAGCCTCGAAGATCCCGGAACCGCCCGCGCAGGATCCCCTCGCGAGCGGCTCCGGAGCGACTCGCGAGCCGCTCGCGGTAGAGGAGGAAGAGAGAGGGAGAGAGTGGGAGCGAGAGTGGGAGAACGAGAGCCGGAGTGGGAGAGCATCCGAGGAGGACCACTCCGGAGCCGCTCGCGAATCTCTGGGACCATCAATGTTCTGTCCCGATCACGAAGAAACTCTCGGCACTCTGCAACCTTGTGGTCCTTGCGGTACAGCACGTCAGCGTCACAAGATCTGGACTCAACGCCAGATCCAGAAAGCGGCCGGGCCCCGGTTCGAGGACGAGGGCTAGATCATGGATGAACGATTCACGTATCTGCTCACCCGTGACGGTAAAGCGCTCAAGGATATCCGGGTGACGGTCTGGGCTCCGGCTGGTGTTACTCCTGCCGCATCCTTGCCGTTCACGTTTGAGGCGGCCCCAGCCGAGGCCGTGCTGGTGGATCCGCGATCTCTGACGTGCGGGTCTGCCCCCGGGGTGAATGGCCAGTGCGACAGCGCTGAGTGTCATCGCCGCGAGCTCGGAGCCTGCCAGTGTGGCCGTCATCCACAAGGCGTGAGGCTCACGCGAGGCACAGCATGACCGGGCCGGTGGTGGGGCCTTGGCCGCACGCGGGGCCGTGGATGGAGTCGCCGGCTGATCAAGAGCTGGAACTGTTTCTGCAGTCCCGGGACCCTGCCGCGGTGGATGCCGAGAGGTTTATCAATTTCAAGGGCGAAGAGAAACGCATTCTCGACGCGAAAACTAGGGCCGGCCGGGCTGATCCGGTCGGCTTTCTTTTTACTCAAAATCAGATTGATGCTGCCCGGGTGGCAGCAGAGAGGGGCCTGTAATGGCTATGACTGCAAAGAAGGCCCGGGAGCTTGCCGAGGTCACTATTCGTCGGAGGGTGGTGGCGCTTAGCCGGTTTGATGCGCTCGATGTTGCGTTGGAGGCGGTTCCTTATGCGAGCAGTGAGGAAGTCGATGCGGTGGAGGCTCTGGTGGCTTCGGCCCAGGTGAAGATCGCATGGCCGGAGGTGGGCGAGTAATGGCTGGGGAGACGATTATCACGGTGGTGGGTAACCTCACTTCGGATCCGGAGTTGCGCTACACGCAGTCGGGTCTGGCGGTGGCGAACTTCACGATCGCTTCTACGCCGCGGAACTTTGACCGGCAGTCGAACGAGTGGAAGGACGGTGAGGGGCTGTTCTTGCGGGCGTCGGTGTGGCGTGAGTTCGCTGAGCATGTGGCGGGGTCGCTGCACAAGGGGGCGAGAGTGATCGCGACTGGCCGGCTCAAGCAGCGTTCGTACGAGGACAAGGACGGGGCGAAGCGCACCGCGATTGAGCTTGAGGTGGACGAGATAGGTCCGTCGCTGCGGTACGCGACCGCTCAGGTGTCTCGGGTGTCGGCTGGCCAGGGTGGTGCCGGGTCTCGACCGGCGGCGGATGAACCGTGGGCATCGGCTTCTCCGTCGTTCAATGGGCAGCCGCAGGATGGTTCGTATCTTCCTGGTGATGATGGGCAGCCGTTCTGATGGGGTCGAATTCCACGAATCGTAGTGTGCGTGTGACTTCTGGCCCGTATTCACCGGTGACGCAGCCTCGGGATGTTCCGGGGCCGCGGGGTTGTGGCCGGTGCCGGACGCCGTATGGGGTGTCGTCGGTGCCGTGCCCGAACTGTGCCCCGCCTGTGCTGCAGCGTCGCCTGGCCGAGCTGAGGGAGGCGAATGGTGACACCCCCACTGCTGTATGACCGGCTACTCGCCGCCGCCCAGCATCTATACGAGGTGGACGGCTCCCGCTGGGCCGACGCAAAGGACCGCGAACGCGCAACCTACGTGGACCTTGCCCGGCAAATCCACGGCATCCTCACCCCGACCGAAACAGCCCAGGCCGCGCTCGCCGCAGCCGCACCCAGCGAATACGAATCCGAACTGTTCGCGGTGGCCGCCGAGGACCTGCTCGCATCCGCAGTACGCGCCGGCATCCACGCCACCATCGTCATCAACGGAATCCGCGACCTCCGAAAAACAATCCTCAACCCGGCACCGGCCGCGCTCGCCGTGGTTGGCCCAGCTGAATTGGAGACTTCATGACCGAGAAGATCGACCCGAAGTATATGTCGGCGCAGGAGCTAGATGAGCACCTGGACGGGCTCTCCGCGCGAGGTCTGGACGATTCCGCCGAGTTCCATGCAGCTTATGCCGAGTGGGAAAGGCGGGAGGAACCGTGACCGGTCACGAGATCCCGGAAGACGTGATCGAGGCGGCCGCGCGCGCGTGGTACGCGAGTGGCCCGCAGTCCGCGGGGGCTTGGGTAGATGTTCCTGCCTGGCTGAAGGACACGTATCGCTCGCATGCGCAGCCGCCGGTGCGGATCGCGTGGGCTGCTGCTCGGGAGCAGGCGTTAGCTGAGGCAGAGGAGGCCGCTCATCAAGTGCAGCACCGGTGGTCGCAGCCTCCGATGTGCCCGGACACGTATGATGCGGGCGCACTTGCGACCAAGCAGGCGGTCGCCGCTCTCCGCCGCAAGGAAGGGGGCGAGTGATGTCGTCTGCACGATATTTGGTGACCCAGGAGCGGTACGAGACTTGGGTGCGCGGTGGTGACCCGAAGGAACTGGCCGCGGCTATCGAGCTTGAATCCGCGAAGGCTGAGGCGTGGGGTGATCGTCCGGTGACGTGGCGGGTCGAGGGTGATGCGGTCGTGGTCGGCTGGGATGGTTCGTCTGGGATGGCAGGGGTGAGCGATGCCGGAGACTGAATGGACGGACGTACCGGATTTGCGCCTGCCGCTTTCAATGTTCACGGTATGGCTAGCCAGGGGCGAGCGCGGTATCTCGTCGGAAGCGATCGTAAGCCAGTTGACTGGCGAGCACATCGGGAGGTTCGCCGTTGGGCATGATGATCACCCGTATGACCCGAGCGGCCTCCGGCGATGCATGCAGCTTCTCGATCAGCACCCACTCGCCCAGAAGATGTTCCCGGGCGTGATGGCGAATCGGTCGCCTGAGTGGGCTGCGCTTGATGCCGTGTGGGAAGAGCTGACTGGGCTGCTTAGAGAAGAAATGCGAGCAGGCACAGGATCGGCACCACGAACATACGCTCGGATGAAGGAGGTGCTGGCGCGCACGAAACTCTAGAGGTTTGTTTCTACGTCCAGCCGATCATCCCTTTAGTGCTCTTCAGGGAATCTTCCAGGTGGTAACTGATGTCGCCGTTGGTATGCACGACCCCTACGATCCATCTCTCGTCAGGGGCTTCCCGGTATTCAAGGACTCGTCCGGCGCTCCCCGTCGATGGCCTTACACCGTCGCCAATAGAGAATTTCTGTTCGCTCATGCCGAGCACTCTATCCTGGCGGGCAACTTTTAATCCATGGGCCCTGCATAGCCAGGGCTCTTTTCGCATCCGAAAGGAACAAAATGGCAGGTCAAACTGCACAAAAATACCGCACCCCAGTCCGAGGGGGTTCCCAGTGAGTAGCGCGCGCCCGTGGCTCGTGAAGATCAAACGTGCCGGGCGCGAGTCGATTTTGAGTTCATGGGCATCACGTCGCGGGGCCGAGGCGGCTGCTGAGTCGCTCAACCACTCATATCAGACCGATGAGTACTACGTCGAAGAATGGAAGGAGGCACCTGGTGTCTGATGTTGAGAAGTTGTTGAGCGAGGCGGCGGCGCATGTGGAGGCTGTGGCGTCTACGGCCGCGCCGGCTATGGCAGAGCGGATCCGGCGTGGAGAGTCCGAGGATGTGCGTTTGCGGCTGGTGGCTCAGCTACAGCTCGTGCTGTCGTCGCTGGTGGCTTTGGAGGCTGAGCGTGCGGTGCCAGCTGATTGGGAGGAGTTCGCGGATGCGGATGCTGACGCGGCCGCTGACGGTTTGACCGACGGTGCGTTTACTTCGCCGTATGTGGTGCATCTGGCGGGTCCGGATGAGGTGTATCCGGCGAGGTCGTGGCGGGAGGCTGTGTCGGTTGCTCAGTCGTTCAATCAGGACATCGCGGCGTACACGCGTCGCTCGGAGAATGATGGGTTGGTGCGGTCGTGGGCTACTCCGTATTTGGTGGAGGACGCGGTGCGTGCTGGCGTGATCTATTCCTCGCAGGTGGCGGGGGTGTCTCGTGGCTGATGTGCAGAAGCTAATCGCCGAAGCGCGGGCGTTCCCGGACTCGGCGGAAGATGAGCCGCCCACCGTGGGCGAGGTGCTGATTTCTCGCTTGGCCGATGCTCTTGAGGCTGCTACCTCACTGGTGGGTGAAAAGCAGAATAGAGCAAATCCTGATTTGGATTTGGTTTTGCCCTCCCCGGTAGAGCCGGCACCCGTCGCGGGCGTCCAGGACGACTGGGACGCGCTGCGTGCAGAAGCCGAGCGACGCATCCCGCCGAACCTGATGCATTTTCCCAATGGCGAGACCCTAGACCTACAGGGGCACGTGCGCGCCGAGTTCATCGCGGGCGCGATCTGGGCGGGCTCTCGCCCTGTAGGTAGGAAGACGGAGTACCGAGCGCACCTCGGCCCCGTGGTGGGAGAAGCGAGGGTTTCCCCCAAGCACGCCATAATGGCATGCCAGGAAGCGTTGGATGCCTACCCGTGGGTTTTTGAGGGAGACGACCAGGCTCCAACGGTTTACTCGCGACAGGTGACCCTCTGGACCCCGGTGTCTCCCGAGCAGGACGGGGGCAAGGCATGAGCCGGTTGCCGGGCGAGTTTGACGGAATCTTCGTCGTGCACGGGCAGCAAAAGCCCATGAGCCCTCCGCCGACCCCGCTTGCGTCGGTGAAGTTCGTGCGTGAGGTCAAGGATGCGCTGGGGCTCGATGATGACGCGGCACCGGCAGCGGCTGACTGGGTTGTGGGGAAGCTGCATCGGTTTTTAGCCATTGACGCTCAGCCTGTGTTCGATATGGAAGGGCAGGGACCGTTGTGCTCGGCTTGTTTCATGATCTGGCCGCTGTGTGGGCATCACGTGTTATCTGAATGGTCGCCGGACGCTGACGAGGAAGACGAGGCGGGTTCTGATGGATGACCGTATCAAGGTGAAGCGGTGGCCGGGTCGTGTCACGCGAGTGGAGGTTCGCACTGATGATCTGGATGACATTGGTGAGGAGACGTTCACGCGGAGTCTGGCGGAGGCGGGTTTGGAGTCGCATATGCGGGTTGGCCTGCCGAGGGTATCGAAGTCGGCACCGTATGTGGTGACGACTCTTTTTGACGAGGGGCGTACCGATCAGGGTGTGCCCGGACAGGAGGTAATGCTGTGAGTTCTAAACCACGTACGCGGGAGTATTTCCCGAAGATGAAACAGCGCGGCCGGTACCGCGCATATCGAGCCCCGAGAACGAACTTGTTCCCGGGGCTCGAACAGTTCCAGCTGGTGATGGTGCAGGAACAGCATGCTGCCCGGGCGGCGATCGCCGCCCTGGCCGCGTTCCGGCGCGGTATCGAACGCAACCAGCTGCAGCACGAGCGTGCACGAATCTACGCGCGTGCAACTGCACAAGCGACTTCGCTCCCGTCACCTGAGCCGCAGATGCCCTACGCCGGTTCCGTCCGTGGCGCGGTGCCCAACCTGGTCTTGATTGACGAAATCCATCTACTGCGTGATGACGCTGAGAAGGGTAGCGACGTGTTCCCGCTATCCCTTACCGACCCGAAAGATGCCGAACCAGCTGCGGCGCTCGCCGAGGTTACTGAACCGCGTGTGTCTTGGTGGCGACGAGTGTTTGGCGGTGACCGGCGGTGACAGGGGTCGCGTGTGTGGCTGATTCGATTGCAGGGTTTGGTGGGTGCCGTGTTCGTGGCGCGCATCTTGCGTCGTGTGATGGTTGGGAGATCGCGCTTACGCCATCTGGTGAAGTGTACTCAGGGAAGGAGTGCAGGGGGTGCGTGCCCCGGGAAGCGGTGACGGGGTGGGTGTGTGCTTCATGCTTGGCGCAGGTGCGTCAGGCGATTCATGAGTCGGCGGAGTACATGACCACGTGGGCGGGGCATGACCGTCTCATACAGTCAGACAGCGCCGGCGGCGGCTCAGGTGAGAGTCAGGTGCCGTTGTCACCGGTTGCGTTGCTGTTGGATGAGCTGAACCGGCTGCTGGCATCGTTTCGGGGCAACACCGAGGTGTGGGTGTCCACTGAGGCGAGCGCACGCGCAGCGGTGATATTCGCACGGGCATTCAACGCGGGGAAACGAGCTCACCCAATCCGGGATGAACCGCGCCGGGTACTTCTGGCTCGGTGCCCGGAGTGTGCCATGAAAGCGCTGATGTGGATCCCGCCTGCCACGGTGCGAGGTCAGGCGAGCATAGTTTGTAAGAACCCAGCCTGCGGGCATCGGATTGACGAAGACCAATTTGAGGAGGTGTCAAATGGGTGAGAAATGGATCACAGTGGCGGAGGCGGCCACGCTTGCAGGGCGATCGCCGCATCGCATCTACTGCTGGATTCGTGATGGTGACCTCGCCGAGCGGAACGATGGAGACGGCGTGAAACTGGTGAAAGCTACGGAAGTCTTGCGAGTAGAAGCTGCGAAAAAGCGCGGGCGAAAACCTGGTGTCGCGGTAATTCGTTAAAGTCGTTAAAGTATTTCATGAGGGTGGAGTACTCCGCCTAACCCGCTCCACTTCGGTGGGGCGTTCGTGTTTAGCGGGAAGGGCATCGACTTCGGTCGGTGCCCTTCTCTGGTTTAACCAGACGACAGCTGGAGGTGACGCATGGCGATATTTGTTTGCCCAGAATGTCCTGCCGAGTACACCTCGCACATGGCCGCTGAACAATGCGGTGAAGATGACCGCACGCAAGACCGTCGCAATCGTGCCTGGATGAATCGTCACCGTCGCCACAACGCCACAACGCGAGATAGCAATGACGCGGACGCGTGATGGCAAAGGCCACCGAGCCTACCGTCGCAAACAGGCCGCGCTGAAGCGCCGCACCGCAATCGAGAACCTGCCCTGTGGCCACGGCTCACCACACGGGTGGGGATGTGGTGAACCAATCGATACCACGTTGCCTCACACCGACCCGATGTCCTTTACTGCAGACCACCCGCTGGCCGTTGGTAATGGCGGGCACCTTGTCCGCCAAGACCTCGTGCCCATGCACCTACGGTGCAACAGCCGCAAGGGCGATGCTGCGCCGGCCGAGATCTGGGCTGCTAGCTAATCGAAGGAGAACAGCATGAACGTATCCGCTCAGGTAGATGTCGTCGTGGCTGCAGCGGCAACCTCGCCAGCAGCAGCCCACCCGGATCCGGTCGCCGAGCCAGCGCGCCGCGTGATCGTCCTCGCCCCCAACAAGACCGAGGGATACGACGAGGCACGGGCGCTCGGGATTGAACCCGTCGCCGTCGTCACGCCTCGTTCGCCACACGGCGCACGTGGGCTCACGGCAGACAGGATCCTGGAGACCAGCAACCTCACCCCAGAACTTCGCGAGGCGCTCATGCGTGATGTGAGCCCCGCATTAGTCGGCGCTGGCCCTGCCCCTACTAGCATCCAGGAGGTGTGACCATGGCTGAGATCGGGACAGTCTCCGTGCCCGTGCAGATTGCGGTGAATGCAGGTAAGCCCGCATTCCCCATCGCCACGGCAGTTACTGAAATTACGGTGAAGGTTCTGGGTGTGCCAAGCCTACTCGGCGCGCATAGCGTGAGCATGAAGCTCGATCCCGCCGGGCTGCGTCCTGCGGTCGCACGTGCCCTGCGAGAGATGGCTGACGAGATCGAGAACGAAGACACCGTGCCAATCAGCACCGGGATCTGGGCAGACAGCGAACACTCTCTCCATGAGCTGGTGCAGCATCGCGACGGGAAAGAGCCCTGGTGTAAAGGTTGCGGGCTCACCGCGGCGGGGCAACCACCTGCCGCTCGCCACTGCGCAGGTAAGGCCTCACAGGACACATGAAACTAACTGCCTGGCTCATCCGCCACCGTGACGCATCCGCCGAAGCTTGGCTCAACGCCATGGATACCGGACACCACGAAAGCCGCACACATCGCCGCCTGGCCTTCTGGGACGCCCTCTTGGGCGTCTGGACCCGCGACGGCACCCGCCGCGCCTGACCTCGACCCGGCATCGCCAAAAAATCCAGCGATGCCGGGTCACTGCCCACCTCCCGCGCGCTTGTGGCGCTTCTCTCTCCGCGATTTGCGGGGTTCTAACGTCAATTCAGGCTTAACGCTGATTGGGGGTGTGGCATGCCTCGCCCTCCGGCCCCCTGCGGCACGTACTCGGCCTACCGGCGCCACCTTCGCGATGGTGAAGACGTGGATGCTGAGTGCCGAGCGGCGCAAGTGAGTTATGCGGCCGAACAGAAGAAAGCGAGGCACGCGGGTAGCCACCTCGGACCAGTTGCCGGCCAAGATCTGGGGCCACGTGGGGTTGCCTATCGCGACTCGATTCTTGGCACCTCTACCAAAGTCCCTGCAGCCAAGGAGCACCTCGTGATCGAGGGGGCACGGATGGCAGATCGGCTTGAGCAGATGAACGACATTATCTCGGGCAAGGGCGTCATCAAGCTCTTGCACTTCCGGATGAAAGAGCCCATGGATGCTGACGGTCTCGTCACGGTGGAGATGTCCATTGACGGAGTGATGGCCGAGGTGCGCCAGCTACAGGCTGCATTCGAGCGCCTCACCAAGACCCTCCTCACACAGTTCGATGTGGGGGCCGCGGAGAAGGGAGCTGATCCGTTTGACGCTTTCTTCGGGGGAACTAACGTTGTGGGGATCACAACGGCCCCGTCTTGAAAGCAGGCCTAAATCTGCCGGGTCTCACGGCGAGCGTGTTCTCAAATTCTCGGATCTGTGCGGGCTGACTCTCGACGAATGGCAAGCCTACGTTGTAGGTGCGCTCTTCGATGTCGACGCAAACCAGGCTTGGGCGGCAGCGGAATTCGGTCTGCTGGTAAGCCGGCAAAACGGTAAGGGCGAGATCCTGGTCGCCTACGACTTGGCGCACCTGTTCCTGTTCCCGCGAACTGACAACCGCCGCAAGACAATCTTGCACACCGCCCACGAGGTGAAAACTGCGATCGACGGATTCCAGCGTTTGGCCGGGGTTATCGAGTCGGTGCCGAAGCTCATGGCTCGAGTGGACAACATCTACACGGCCAACGGCCAAGAAGGGGTCGTCCTCAAAAAGCGTCCCGGGCAGTTGCAGGGCGATCGCTGCCGGTTCATCGCTCGAACCAAGAAATCAGGTCGAGGATTCGCAGCAGATGTCGTTGTCTATGACGAAGCCCAAGAACTCAGCCTGCAAGCATCGAACGCGCTGCGATACACCCAGTCCCAGATCGACAACCCTCAAGGCCTCTACACCGGTACCGTACCCGAAGACGGTGAAAACGACGCAGAAGTGTGGGAAGGCCTGCGCGATCGCGGACGCCGCGGCGACGGGAAGCGCACAGGCTGGATGGAGTGGAGCCCAGAAGGTTCCGAAGATCCCGACATCGCCGACGCGATCGATCTGAGCGACCATGCTGCGTGGATCGACTCTAACCCTTCAATGGGGTGGCGGATGCCGGTGGCATCAGTGCAGGAGCAATACGAAGGGTCCAAGGATGTTGACCCCGAAGGATTCAAACGTGAGCGTCTGTCGATCTGGCCAAATCGCCGGGCGGCAGTAGCCGCAAAACTTTCCGAGCTGGATCTTGACGCCTGGTCCCATCAAGCCAGTGACGATGCGGCAGTAGCTGGAGATGGCGTCGTGCTGACGCTGGCCCTTGGCCGCGGCGGCGGCTACGGAACCATCGGCGCGGCCGTTCGGGTCGATTCTGACCAAATCGCCGTCGAGCACCTCTGGACCGAAAAAGGCACCCGCTGGATCGCAGAGAAACTCAAAACGTACAAGGCCGAGTACGGTAACGCGCTTGTCGTTCTGGATCCGAAAAACTCGGCCGCTGTCATCGGGTCGCTGGATGCTGCCGGGATCAAGTATCTCGCGATGAATCTCGATGAGATCGCGGCCGCTCACGCAATCTTCATCGAACACGTGAACGCCGGGCTGGTACCTCACCGTCCCCAGGAAGAGGTAGCGAAGTCTTTGCAATTTGCAACCACTCGCAACCTCGGCCGTGCCGGCCAAACCTGGGAACAGTCCGACCCAACTAAGCCCATCACTCAAGCACAGGCCGTCACCTGGGCGCTCTGGGGAGTCCTCAAGTCTGAGGCCACCCCGCGCAAACCCCCACCGCCGCCCCCGCCGAAAGCTGAAGCGATACCCCGCACCGGCACTGGCCAAAACGAACCCAATCTAGCGCTTGCGCGATTCTGACAAGGAGGCCGCATGCACGAGATCGGATACCAGGTAGACAAGACCCTTCTCACCTGGGGATCGCTCGTGGCCCAAACCCACGAAACCAATCCTGACCTGCAGTGGCCAGGATCAAACGACGTATTCGATCGGATGCGCCGTGAAGATCCCCAGGTGAAATCCGTGCTTCGCGCGGTCACCCTTCCCATCATGCGCACCGAATGGGTGCTTGACGGATCTGGCTGCCGTCCCGAGGTCGTCGCGCACGTTGCTGCAGACCTCGGTCTTCCGGTGAAGGGAGAGGCGTTCGTTGCTCCAGTCCGGACCAAGGGACGCTTCTCCTGGAAGGAACACCTGCGTCTGTCGCTGTTGTCACTGGTCTATGGGCACTCGTACTTTGAACAGGTTTATGACCAGAGCGGCAGTCAAGCGCATTTGACGAAGCTGGCATGGCGGCCACCCCGCACAATCTCAAACATCATCGTGGGAGAAGACGGCGGCCTGGAGGCTCTCGAACAACATGGCGGCGCGAGTAAATCGAAGGTGCGCATCCCGGTAGATCGGCTCGTGGCCTACGTCAACGAACGCGAAGGCGCGAATTGGCTGGGAGAGTCACTGCTGCGCTCGGCCTACAAAATGTGGCTACTCAAAGACCGGGTGCTCCGCATCCAGGCCCTCACCACTGAGCGCAACGGCCTTGGTGTCCCTGTCTACGAAGCTGCTGAGCTTCCCGAAGACCTCACCGGGGCCGAGCGTGACGCATGGATGAAGTCCGAGAAGGAAGCGGGATTGGAGCTCACCAAGAGCTTCCGTGCCGGGGAAGGTGCCGGAGCATCCATCCCGAACTCGGCAAAGCTCACCCTCACCGGAGTCACGGGAAAGCTTCCCGACACCGATGGGCCGATCCGGTACTACGACGAGCAGATCGCCCGCGCCGTGCTGGCGCACTTCCTGAACCTCGGCACCGAGACGGGATCGTGGGCGCTCGGCTCCACCTTCGCCAATTTCTTCACCGACTCGCTCAACGCTGTAGCTCAGCACATCGCCGAAACTACCCAGCAGCACGTCATCGAAGACCTCGTAGACCTCAACTGGGGGCCGGCTGAACCGGCCCCGCGTTTGGTGCCCTCGGCAATTGGCGAGCAGCAGGCCGCAACCGCCGAAGCGATCAAAGCCCTCATCGAGTGCGGGGCGCTCTCAGCGGATCCGCAGCTGGAGCAATTCCTGCGAGCCAAGTACGGGCTGCCGGTAAAGAACATCACTGACACCAGCGATACCGGGACGAACGCTGCCGAGCGAGCACGAAACGCCGCCGAGACTGCACAGAAGGTCTACCTCGCCACGGACAAAAAACCACTGCGACAAGAGGAAGCACGCGAGCTCATCCGGCTCGCTGGTGCCGATCTGGTCGGCGAGGGGCCGCCCGGCGAAACCATCCCACCAACCAAGCCTGAGGAGGCCGCATGACCGACACCACAAAGTGGCCCAACCGATACTGGGGAACGCTTGCCCCGCCCCAGGCAAAGGCTGAATTCTTCAACGCCGTGACAGCTCCGGCTCCTTCCGGGGCCGGCACAGTGGCGACGATCCGTATGTACGGCCCTATCGACTCTTGGGGCGGCTACTGGGGTATCTCAACTAAGGACGTCGGTGCGGTGCTGGATGCCCTGCCGGACGAGGTGACACAGATCATCCTGCGCATCAACTCGCCCGGCGGCGAAGTCTTTGAGGGCGTCTCGATCCTCAACATGCTCCGTGCGCACAAAGCCAGCGTGACCGCCGTCGTTGACGGACTGGCCGCGTCGGCCGCCTCAGTCATTGCCGCTGGCTGCGATGACGTAGTGATGTCCCCTGGCACCCAGATGATGATCCACTCGCCCTCGACAATCGTCTGGGGCAATGCCTCCGACATGCGAAAGACCGCCGACGTTTTGGACAACGTTGAAGCCTCACTGATCGAAATCTACTCCTCAAAGGCAGGCGAAAAGGACTGGGCCACACTCCTTGCAGACGAGACCTGGCTGACCGCCACCGCAGCGGTGGAGCTGGGACTTGCTGACCGCATAGCGGTCATCCCAGACGCAGGTGAGTCAGAAACAGTCGGCATCGACGACCCAGACGAGTTGCTTGAAGACGGCGATGACATCCAAGACCAAGCAGCACGACTACGCGGTGCACACGCCGCGATGCGAGCCTTCGCTCGCACCCCAAACCTCCCGAGCTCGTCCGAGCCGGGTGCCCCCAACCGAAAGGAGACCACTGTGGCTTACAGTGATCTGACGGCTGGCCTTCGCGAGCGGCTCGGCGTAACCGACGCCGCCGCATCCGACGAGGCCCTTCTCGCAGCCCTCGACGAAGCACTCGTCGAGCAGGCTGACACTCCCGCGGCCCCGGCCGCATCTATCCCCGCCGGCGCAGTTATCATGGATGCCGCCAGCCTCGCCGAGCTTCGCGCCCAGGCGGCCCTTGGTGCAGAAGCCCGAGCGCAGCAGGAAAGCGACCGCCGCGACGGCATCGTATCTCAGGCGCTGTCCGAGGGGCGGATCGCTGCCGCCTCGCGCGATCAGTGGCGCGCGCAGCTCGACTCGGACGAGACCGGCATCACGACCCTGCTGGCGTCCTTCCCGAAGAACGCTGTGCCCGTGGCCGAGATCGGGCACTCCGACACTCTGACCAGTTCCGGTGATGCCCTCTATGGCACCGTGTACGGCCCTACTTCGAAGGAGGCCTAATCATGGCTAAGAGCTATCTCCCCCTTTTCCGTCCCGGCGATACTGTCACATTCAGCGCCGCCGCAGCAGTTTCTGCCGGCCAGCTTGTAGAGGTCGGAACTGTCGATATGTCGGTCGTCCCGGCGGTCGCCGCATCAGCAAAGTATGTCGGTGTCGCCGGCCACGATGCCGCCGCAGGCGACAAGACCACCATCGAGATTGGCAAGCCGATCCACGAGCTAAAGGCAGTGGGGGCGATCACTCGTGGTTCAAAGCTCGAAGCTGCCGCAGCAGGCGGCGTTCGCACTCTCGCGGCCGGCGACGCGATTTTCCTCGCCCTGACCTCTGCAGCGGACGGCACCGTCGTTCGCGCAATTCAGCTCTAAGAAAGGAGCAAATGATGCAGACCTACCCTCTCACACCCAGCCAGCTCGCAAACGTGTCGGCAGCTGACCTGATCGCGTTCTTGAAGTCGCCAACGCTCATCGCCCGCCGCTTCGCAGAAATCCTCCAGGCGCAGCAGTTCCTTGGGCTGTTCTTGCTCCAGAAGCGATTTACCATCACCGGTGGCGCTATCGGAGTGCCGATCAACGAGGTGATCCGTGCCCAGCGCGGCGCAGAAGTTGTGAATCCCGGAGCAGAATACAAGCTCACTCCGATGTCCGCAGAAGAGTATGAGTTCTACTCGGCGACCAAGGAAGGACTCGCTACAGAGGTGACCGACGAACAGGTTGGTCGTCTCCTCCGCCAGCCCATCGATGACGCCTTCGCCTTCCTGCAGACCGAACTCGTGTTCTCCGCAAACGACGCCGCACTCGGCGCAGTCGCATCTTCGGTAACGAACACGGTTGCGGCCGGTGCCGCTTGGACGAGCGCAAAGCAGATCTACAAGGATGCGCTTCGCGTGAAGGCGGCAACCCGCCGCCAGAAGCTCGGCTACGACATCGATACGGTGGTGCTCCCGGGAGAGCTGTACGCCGAGGCGATCCCCGAGCTGCTGGATATTCTGCCCAAGGACAGCGGCCAGGCTCTCACCGATGGCTTCCCGAATATCGCGGGTATTACCTGGATCCCGGACGATGGTGGCGATATCACGGACCCTCTGTTCCTCGACCGTCGCAATCTCGGCGGAATCGCACGTGAGCAGATCCCCACGCCGGAAATGCAGCCCATCGGCGGTGATACCGGCGTTGAGATCGCGGCGATTCGCGTGCCCACGGCGGAGAAGACCCGCCTTCAGGCACGTAATGTCCACGTGCCGATCGTGACCGACCCCCTCGCCGGCTTTTACCTCACTGGAACGGGGGCTTAATCATGACTCAGTATGTGGCAACTGCAGCAGTGGTCAAGGTAGCAATCGGCTCGGCTTCCGGAAATCGGGTCGCTGCGTTCGTGCAGCGCGGTGGCGTTATCCCCGACGGCATCGCTGAAGCCCAGATCAAGCACTTGATTGAGCGCGGGCTCATTACCGAGGCCGAGACCGAAAGTGAGCCGAGCCCGCCAGAGGAGATTGCGTTTCCCGAAGGTGCCCCTTCTGCGGAATGGTCCGCGAAGCAGCTCGACAAGTTCGCGCAGGAACACGGGATTGATCTTGGCGCTGCCAAGACAAAGCCCGAGAAGGTCGCTGCGATCACCGCAGCCGCAAAAGAGTAGACAGAAGGGGGCGATGACGTGATCACACCAGCTGACATTCCGGATGTCCCAGAGGATGTGGCCCGCCGGATCATTGTGGCGGGACGCTCCATCGCCCCCTGCATCGATACGTTCCCCGAAGGGAGCGAAGACCAGAAGAACGCGATCGCGATCCTGCGAGGGGTAGCCGCCGAGGCACCCGTCGCAGGATCCAGGCGCGTGCGCGCTCAGCGAATCGGCTCGGCATCCGTTGACTACTGGAATGCCGACACCTGGATGGACGAGGACCGCCGAGCGTTGCGATCGCTGTGCAAGGCTGCGGCCTCGCCCGCGGCTGGCCCTGTGGGCAGTTTCCCTACCGCTCGCCCCATTTCCCGGGCCTGGCCGGAAGGGAGCTACTCGTGATCTTCCCCCATGGACGGACCGTGTACCGTCTCCGGCCAGGCCCGCTCGAGGATCCCTATTCAGGGGAGGTCATTCTCGGCGACTGGGACAACCCTGACATCCTCCAAATCCCGGGTGCATTCGTTGCTCAAACCTCAACTTCGATGCTTGCTGGTGCGAGCCGAGAGCAGGCCCTGGAATCCAAGTCACTGTTTTGCGCCGCAAACGTCGACGTCCAAAAGGGCGATCGTATTCGCGCCGGCGGGGACGACGAGCCGATCTACTCGATAGACGGCATCCCGCCCGCCGCCGACGTGAATCCGTGGACCGGCTGGGCACCGGCGCGCGAGATACCGCTGACCCGCGCAGTCGGATAACCGAGGGAGAAAAGCATGCCGGCCAAGGGTCAAACGGAAGTCAACTTCAACACCTACTACTTCAACAACATCATGAAGTCTGCGGGTGTAGACAAACTCACGAAGGCGGCCGCCGACCGCGCCGCCGCCGAAGCGAAAAAAACCGCCCCAGTAGACACAACCGCATACCAGCAAAAAATCGGTGTCGAGGCCCGCCAGTCACGATACCGGCGTGTGTATCGTGTCGTCGGCCGAGATCCAAAAACCTTGCTTATCGAGGCCAAGACCGGCAACCTCGCCCGGGCGCTGAAAGCCTCGAAAACATGAGGGTCGTAGCCCCAGACCTAGAGCTCTGGCTCACCAAGCACGTCCGCGCGCTCGCCGCAGCCGAGAACAAGATTGCCGATGTCAGCAACAAGGAGCCATCTACGCTCGCGGTGCCATTGAAGAAACCGTTGATCGTGATCCGAGTTGATCCCGGCGCTCGACTATCTCCTGTCACCTTCGATATATCCATCGGAGCATCTGTCTTGGCCGGGTCTAAACAGAACGAATCCCCCGCGAAAGATCTTGCACGCTGGCTCGCTGGGATCCTCCACGACGACGCCCTCCCCCTGGTAGAGGGCAGCCCCATCGCATTCGTCAACTGGGACGGCTGCACCAGCCCGGCCACGGTGATCGACCAACTCGATGTGTCCCGTCAATACCTGACGGCTCAATACGTCGTCTCTGGCTCTTGGTGAGCCATCCACTCAACTAACCCCCGCACCGCGGGAGAAGGAGCACACTCATGACTGCTGATTCTCAGGGCAACGACCTTGACGCCGTTGGCATCCCGATCACGGGACTGGCCGCGTTCGCACCAGTCCTTGCCGCCAACATCATCGAAAAGAACAAGCTGGGCGCGAGCCCGCTGGTACTGCCCGCGGCGTATAAGCGCCTCGGCCTGTACAAGCAGGACGGCGGTCCTGCCGAAAGCCGTGAAGGCGGAGACGCACTGGAGTTCTTCCAGAAGGGCTACTCGATCGCCGGCGACGGAACCCGAACCGTGGTTATCGGCCTGGCCGAGCAGAACCCCACCGTCCAGGCACTCCTGGAGGGAGCCGAGCCTGATGTCAACGGCGTGATCGAAGTTTCCTCGTCCCTGCCAAACAACCGTTTCATCCTGCTGGTCGTCACCAAGTACCGCAACGGTACCGAAAAGCGTCGCATCGGCGTCGCGGCAATCACCGCGATCGAGCCGGACCAGCAGGAGCGCGGATCCGTCGAGGGCGCAAACGTGACCTTCACCTGGCAGGAAGACCCGCTGTTCAACAGCGCACCCTTCTGGCAGTGGGGCCCGGCGGCTCCCGCCACCGTTCCCTCCGAGGGATAGCACAGACCACTGGCCGGGGTGTCATCGGGTCGCCCCGGCCAGTTTTCAATCACACCCGATAACCCGAAAGGAACAACCATGACTGCAAAGACCACTGCTGCTGCAACCGCTGCCGAGCCCGAGTACGATTTCGACAACTGGTCCGAAGAGGACGAAGCCAAGGCGCTCGCCGCTCTCGCACCGGACATCAAGCACATCATCGTCGAGAAGAACTTCATCGGCCGTTTCCCCGACGGGACCATCGTGAAGGTACCCCTCTCGATCAGCCTGGACGATGTTGATGCGATGAGCAAAGACTCGGTAAACCCTGTCGACCAGTTCAAGACCCTGCTGTCCCAGGTCGGCGGGGACGAGGTGTCCGCCGAGTTCTCCCGGCACGATCTGACCGAGACCATCGCGATGTCCGAGCGATTCTTCACGACCTTCTCGCGCATCACTTCGGCCACACTCCCGGAATAATCGCCGTCGCCCAGATCATCACAAAGCACCGCGGATTGGTCGCTCGCACTCTGCGCGAAGCGTTCAGCGTGGGGCTGTCGGATCTGGGCGACGGCCTGTCCTGGGGTGAGGCAAAGCTCCTGATCGAAGAGGCCGCTGGGGACCCAAGCACAGCGTTTGGGGCAGAACTTGCCGGCTGGGCATACCCCGCGACTACGCCCATGCTGATCTCGCTAATGGCGCAAATCAGCGACCAAAAAGCAGCGAACGCGGTAATGCCCTGGGTGATGAATAATCCCCGCAGACACGGCGCTCAGGCAACCACGGACGAGGTCGCGGAAGCTGCCGCACAACTGGAAGACAGCATCGTCTTCAGCTAGCTAGGAGGCGACATGTCATCAGAGGTTGGGTCCGGACACATCAGCATTTTTCCGGTGATGACGGGGTTCAAGTCCCGTGTCGCCAAGGAAACTAAAAACGCTGGTGCTGAGGGAGCCAAGTCTTTCGAGGGCGGGTTCTCCAAGGCTGGCGCGAAGACAGGTCGCAGCCTCGGCCGCGACCTGAAGTCAGGGCTGTCGGCCGGAGCTGGTGACCTGGGCGCGGCGGAGCTGGGCAAACTGAATCGCAGTGTTGCCGCAGCCTCCGCCGCGCTGTCCAAGACTCGTCTTCGGCAGCAGGATGACGCAGGTAAGGTGCGCATCGCAGAGGTTCGCCTCCAGGAGGCGATCGCGAAATCTGGGGAGGGATCAGCACAGGCGGTCGCCGCAGAGGAACGCCTAGCGACTGCCCGCCGAAACCACAGCGCATCCACCGATGCGGTCACGGCTGCGTCAGTTCGTCTCAAGGCAGCACAGGAGGCCCTCTCTAGCGCGACAGCTACGGTCTCGGTGGCCACAAGCGCGGGGTCAAATTCTCTGCAGAGGTTCGCCAAGGATTTGCAAGCGGGCTGGCAAGAGGCCCGCGCCGGATCGTCGGCGTTCACCGGCGTAGGCGCTGCAATCGGTCAGCTTGCACGCGCGGTAGTGGACCCGGCAGTTGGTGGGCTGGGACGATTCCGACAGGGATTTTCCGATGCCCAGATTGCCGCATCATCGTTCTCTGGCGCGCTCGGTACTCTCGGCGGGGCGACGCGTGTGTTTACCGATGCGCTTGCTCGGCCGTGGCTGAACTTCATTGACGGGTTCCGCGATGCGAACGCAGCCGCGTCAAAGTTCACAGGCGTGCTCGGCTCCCTGGGAGGTACTTCCCGGAAGGTCTTCAACGCGATCACCTCGGCTGCGCGCACTGCTGGCTTGTGGGTCGCTTCACCCTTCATAAATTTCAAAACAGGGTGGTCCTCGGTCGCGGCTGCTGCATCGAGTTTCACGGGCGTTTTCGGGACTCTTGGTGGTGCGGCCTGGGCAGCATCTAACGCAGTCGCCTCTGGCGCACGCACGGCCGCGCTGGCCGTGTCCTATCCGTTCCGAAACTTTGTCGCTGGCTGGGCTTCGGCTGCAGGCGCAGCATCGTCATTTACCGGTGTGTTTGGATCGATCGGCGGCGCAGCTCGGCAGGCGGCCTCAGCTGTCGGCTCGGCAATGTCGAGCATGGGTGCCGGAGTCGTATCCGTGGCATCTGCGATCGGCTCGCGCGTGCAGGCCGTCTTTGCCCCCGTCACCAATGCCGTGCGCAGTGTCGCAACTACCGTCGGCAACGCCTTCTCGTCAGTGGCGTACTCTGTAGGCCGCTACCTCGCCCCAGTAGGTGCAGCTGTGGGCAGCGTCTTTTCCAAGGTGGCCTCCACGGTCGCCTCCGCCGCATCGCAGATCACTCCGAAATTCGTCTCTGGGCTGGCAGGCATAGGCTCCGCCGCAGCATCCAGCCTGCAGTCGGTGGTGGAAGCCGCCGCGCGTGCCGGTGCTGCCGCCGGTCAAGCTCTTGGTGCCGGCATCAAGAACGTGGCCACCGCCGGTGTCCTGGCAGCCGGCACGACAATTGGCGTTGCCCTTGGGTCGGGACTTGCCCGTCTTACCGCGATCGACACAGCCCGTGCCAAGCTGACAGGCCTCGGAAACGACGGCCAAAAAGTCGCCCTAATCATGAAAGACGCAACCGCGTCAGTCAAGGGAACGAGCTTCGGTCTGGGCGAGGCCGCTACGGTTGCGGCCTCGGCCGTCGCCGCCGGTATCAAGCCAGGCGAAGCACTCCAAAAGCACCTCAAGTCAATCGCTAACAACGCCTCCACCGCTGGCATGTCCATGGAAGAAATGGGCTCGATCTTCAACAAGGCCGCCACCCAGGCGAACGGCGTGCAGAACGATGTCATCAGCCAGCTCGGTGACCGAGGACTCCCGATCTATCAGGCCCTCGCTGATCAGATGGGGGTGACCGCTGGCGAAGTCTTCAAACTGGCTTCCTCGGGCAAGGTCGATTTTGCCACGTTCTCAATCGCTGCTGAAAAGGCCGCCGGAACAGTTGCGGATGAAATCGGGAAGACCATTCCCGGGGCATTCAAAAACCTGAAGGCAAGTCTGGGACGTTCCGGCGCGAACATCTTCGGAGGCATCAACAAAGAGACCGGCGAAATGTACGGTCTCTACTCGCGTATCGGACCGCTAATCAAAGCTGTTACCGACGCGATGGAGCCGCTTGAAGCACGTGCTGCAGCGATCGGCACCAAGCTCGATACGCTCCTCGGCCCCGCGCTAGAGCGCATCACCGGATTCTTCACCCACCTCAGTACCGGCGCCGGACTCGTCGGCACCAAGCTTGAAAGCCTCTCGGGGATCATCGGTCCGCTCGGTGGCGTTATGGCTGCGCTCGGAGCTGGCGGGCTCGCCTCGATCCTGGCGAAGCTCGGTCCTCTCGGTGCCCTTATCCCTGGGCTAGGAGGTGCCCTCGGGCTGCTGGCGTCACCGTTGGGAATCGTTGCCGCGGCATTCGCCGGGTTCGCCCTCAGCGGTGGCGACGCCAGTGCACTGGTGTCGAGCATTACGGGGATCGTGGGCAGCGTGGTTGCCGCGCTCCCCGGGCTTGTGACGCAGATTGCTGCGTTCATCCCAAAGATCGTGTCGTCAATTCTTGAGCAAGTTCCCGCGCTCTTGGCTGCCGGCACTCAGATCGTCGATGTGCTGGTGCAAGGACTAGTGCTGGCGCTCCCCACGATCATCACGGGAGCGCTCGCGCTGGTCCAGGGACTGATCTCGGCAATCGTTGCGAATCTGCCATTGATAATCCAGGGCGCGATCACACTGGTGACCACGCTAATTCAGGGAATCGTGACAGCGATCCCCCTCCTGGTCCAGGCCGCGTTGCAGCTAGTCAACGGTCTACTCACTGCGATAGTCGCAGCGCTGCCCGTCATCATCGAGGGTGGCATTCAACTGCTCATGGCTCTGATCTCTGGGCTTATCAGTGCGTTGCCCCAGCTGCTCACGGCAGCGTTGGATCTTGTCATGGGGCTGCTGACAGCGATCCTGAATAATCTGCCGATGATTATTGATGCCGGAATTCAGCTGCTGTTGTCGCTGGTCACGGGCCTGATTGGCGCACTCCCGCAACTGATCACCGCCACGATCACGCTCGTGTTGCAGCTGGTGGCGGGGCTGCTGAAGATGCTGCCGAAACTCATTGAGGCAGGACTCCAGCTTGTGGTGTCGCTAATCATCGGCCTCGTCAAGGCGATCCCCCAGATCATCGCCATGCTTCCGCAGATCATCGCGGCAATTTGGAACGGCCTGATGGGGGTCAACTGGCTAGACCTCGGCGTGCAAATCGTCATGGGCATCATCAACGGCCTAGGGTCAATGGTCGGAGCGTTGGTCAACGCGATCGTCAAACTCGCCGGATCCGCATTTCAAGGGTTCAAGGACTTCTTCGGGATCAAGTCCCCGTCCCGACTTATGCGCAAGGCCGGCGTTCACGTTGTGGAAGGCGCTGTTGGTGGTGTGGAAGACGAGGGACCAAGCTTTGGCGCGGCGCTTGTCACCATGGCCAAGAGCGCGTCGGCGCGAGCTCAATCCGCGATGACATCGGTATCCGCCGATGTTTCAGGGGCGGCAACCTCGGTGCACGCCGCTTCGACTGCAGGATCAGTTATGGTCCAGCAAAACATCAGCCTGCCGGTGACTTCCGACCCGACCTTGCAGATGCGGTCATTTATCCGTGAAGCGCAGAAGGGAATGAATACTGTATGAGTGCAACGAGCGTGATTCTTGGGGGACGGCTGTTCACTGACCGGCCGTCCCCTGGTGGGTTGGGGTTTTCGGGACTGACCGGGTGGAGAGATACGCCGCAGGGTAAAAGTGGTGTGAACGAGCGTCCACGCGCGCACGGAGCGTTCGGGGTCTCACAGGTGTTCCGTCCAGCTCTTCCTATATCGTTTCGCGCGATTCTGCATCCTCGAACCGAAGAGGAACTTCTGTTGATGCAGGAAGATCTTGCGTCGATCGGGTTTGATGGTCCGGTACCACTGCGAGTTATTGAGCCAACGGGGACAACCGAGCGACTGGTCACCGTGGAGGCCGCCACTCTAGAAGGATACCGAGGTGGCAGCACGCTGGCCACGATGCCATTCGACCTCCTGGCCCGGGACCCTCTACGGTACTCGGTAGATGACAGTTGGCAAACTGCCCGACCGCCACTTGCTGGTGGGGGGCTGGTGTGGCCGGCGGTATGGCCCGCGATCTGGCGCGGCTCGCCGGGTTCTGATGGCAGGATTTCCTTATTGAACCGAGGCACGAAATCCTCCCACCCGATCTTCCGAGTGTATGGAGGATTCGATGGATTCACGCTCACCAATGTGGGCCAGCAAATGCGGGTGAGTTTCGCCTTCCCCGTGGCTGCTGGATCGTATGTTGAAGTTGATTTTGCGAAGCGTAGAGCACTTCTTGGCGGGGTATCGGATGTATCGCGATACCTAGTCATGCGGGAATGGTGGCAGATCCCGCCGGGCCCTGCGTCGCCTGTTCAAATCGCCATCGACCGCCCAACCGGGGACCCGTATTTGGCAGGAATGGTGAGGTCGGCATGGTAGATCAGCAGCTGTTTGTCTTTGAAACGCTCACCGGTCAAGTGGTGGCAGAGTTCACGCCGGTTTCAGCCACCGGAAATCTACGCGTCAACGAGGCTGATTCTGTGACGGTCACGTTAGATCTGGAAGACGATGTGGTGGCGTCTGAGGACTGGCGAAATCTGGGTACCCCGTGGAAACATTCAATCGCTTACGGGGTGAATGGTCGCTGGATGGGGGGACCGATCCAGCCCCACGATTATCGAGGCGATGAACGAAAACTCGAGCTCACCGCCGCCGGGATCCGGTCAATTTTTAAGAAGCGCGCGATTCTCCCCAGAGAGGCCATGACCACCAACTTGGTCCGGGCTGATGGGTACCCCGAGACGGCGCTTGACACGAATCTTCGAGGCCTGGATTTAGGGACTATTGGCAAGCGCCTGGTGCAGCAGGCGATGAGCTGGCCCGCGAGTAGTTATCCGATCCAGTTCGAACCCGATCGAGTTGGTGTGAACGAACGCAACTACGCCGCGGTGGACCTGAAATGGGTAAATGACGCCCTTGCCCAGCTTTCCGAGGTGGAAAACGGGCCTGATTTCGCATTCGACCTGTACCGAGTGAGTGATTCCCGATTCGGGTGGAGGATGCGCTCGGGCACCGCCCAGAGTCCCAGGCTGATCTCGCCAGACATCTTTACTTGGGAGGTGTCCGCCCCAGACTCTTCTGGGTATGGGGTTGCAGTGAGTGTCGATCCGTCAAGCATGGCCTCGGTGTCATGGGGAACCGGCGGCCGTAGCGACGATCAGGTTTTGGTCGCAATGGCTTACAACTCCGCGCTAGTTGATTCGGGGTATCCGCTGCTGGAGACCGTCGATACCTCGCGCACGTCAGTTTCTCAGCAGGCCACATTGGACGCATATGCCGTCGAGTCGCTGCGCACAGCTGACCGGCCGTTGGAGTTTCGATCGTTCACCTTCTCGCTAGATCGCGCCCCACTGCTATCGGAGTTTTCCGTCGGAGATCTCGTGGATCTCGTCGTTGCTGGCGACCCGTATGTGTCCGATGGAACGTACCGGCACCGCATACTTGAGCTGGGTGTGAGCTTGGATAGCAACTGGGTGTCAGTGACCTGCGGGGAGGCATACGATGGCTGATCCGATGCCTCCTGCTGGAGACTTCCGGTATTTCCGAAACTCGCTGGATGAGCTCTCCCGGGAGCTTCGGGACCTCCAAGCAGCGTCCGGCACGCAGTCTGCCCAATCTGTGCGCAACCTTCGCGAGACAATCGCCGCCTTACCCATTGCCGCTGCGGAGACGGGCAGCGCTACGGGATTTGGGCTTTCGGGCGGCTGGGTCACCTATGCCACGGTTTCGATCCCGTTCCCTCCTGGTAAAACCAAAGCCACGGTGATGGCACTAGGCACCCTTGCCGCCGCTGATCTCACCAGCGGCGGCTTGGCTGTACTTGAAGGGCGTGTTGTTATAGCTGGCTCGTCAGGGCGCTCAGTGCCGGCCGCAAAGGACGCGGGGGCATCGGTTGTAAACAACATCGTCACCGCTGCACACGCGCGAACAATCACCGGCGGCAGCGGGGCTCTCACCGCGCAGATCCAGGGGAATCCAAGTAACCCTGCCGCGTTCCCAGTCATGGCCGGCAATCTTGCGCAAATCACAATCCAAGTCACCTTTAGCGGTTAGGACCTCTCATGGTTATTAGAAACAGTTTTCCGACCGGCAGCCCGACGGGTCTGCCAGTACTGGACACCCGGAACCTGGTGGCCGGGTTGGCCTTCCAAGCATCGGATGGTCCTCGCACGGGGGTCCTTCCATCACCTGGCGTTCTAGGTGGTGTGGTCACTGGCACTGGGCAGATGATGTACAACGTCGCATCGTTCCAAGCGATCACGTCGTCCGCGGTCGGAGGTGCGGAGCTCGTGGCCAATGACGGGACTGTAGCGGTCGCGACCACTGCCGCGCCCGCCGCAAATGCCAGAATCGATTTGATCTTTGTCCGCGCTCGATTTGCGGCTGCGGGCGCTGCCTCCGATGTTCCTGAAATCGGTGTTGTGCAGGGAGCTGTGGCCCCGATCGCTTCAGTGCAGCCCCCGGCGACACCGGCTGGTGCGGTCGTACTGGCAACCGCACGAGTGAGCGCCGGGGCAACATCCACTCTGTCTAGCAGCGTGGTTATCAGTTCTGCGCCAAGACTGACCACCCTTCAAGGTGGGATCCTGACAGCACGCAATGCGGCCGAACTAGTCGATGGGTCCGCAACCAACGGGGCACTGGCGGTGACTCTGGACGACGGGGCGTTGTGGAGCTATCGCGGCACCAGATGGCGACGATCGGCATCAGTACCCATTACGGCTAAATGTCTATGGACAAACGCCACATCACAAAGCAATACGGGAGTGGTCACTCTCGGCGGGGCCCGCTATGTCGAAACGCACCCACTAATCGACTGGGACCTGGCAAATTTCCGATGCATTCCACGAATCCCAGGGAAATACATCTTCCAGTTCTACGGCCAGCTGAATAACAACGGTAGCGGTCTTCGGCAGTGGAGCATTTCGAAGAACGGTCCCGGAAGCGACCCACAGATCGATTTCGCAAAGTCCGCAGCGCCTGCATATCCATTAGGGAATGGCGCAGCGCAATTGACGCTGGAGGCCGACATGGACGGATCACAAAACTTCGTCACCTGGAATGTGTTTCAGGATACTGGTTCGCCCTTGAACGTCCAGAACGCATGGATTCAGGTCCGCTATTTAGGCCCTCTGCGCGACGTTTAGGACTGCGCTCTACCGGGTGCTTTTCCGCCTCGCGTGAGCATCATCGCCCCCCAACACAACCAATGGCCTCGTCTGAATCGAGGTCGTTCTCATTTTAAGGAGCAACCCATGCCTCTCCCCTTCCCGCTCAACAACGTTGGTGCCCGATTCGGAAAGCGCAATTTCGCCGCTGACCCATACCACAAGGGCATCGACTTCCCCATGCCAGCCGGCACGCCAGTACCGGCCGCCGCCGCCGGCACCGTCACCGGTACCGGCTACCTGGCATCCATCAATCAGTGGGTCGAGATCGACCACGGCAACAGCCTCGTCACCCGATACCACATGCTCGGCAGCGTCACCGTGGCCCGCGGCGCTCGCGTGTCCGCCGGCGAGACCATCGGCCGCGTCGGGCCCAAGCACGGAGTGAGCACCGGCGAACACCTCCACTTCGAGCTACGAGACAAAACCCGCAACGACGCAATCTACGGCACCGCGATCGACCCAATCGCAAACATCACCCGCCTCGATGGCGCTCCGGTAACCGCCCCTTCTGGCGGAGCGCCCAACGTGCGCGCCATCCAGCTCGCGCTCGCCGGCCGCGACTACGCGGTGGTTGTAGACGGCAAGGACGGCCCGCAGACGCGAGGCTTCGTCACCCAGTACCAGCGAGCCCTCGGGCTCACCCCGGACGGCGTGGCCGGCCCCATCCAGACATGGCCGAAGCTGCGCATCGTCGAAGACGGTATCCGCGGGCCGCAGATCATTCGCACCGTCCAGGCCGCGCTCGGCATCCGCCCCGATCTCCGCGACGGTATCGAAGGGCCGGTAACCAAGCGTCTCGCGCTCGCCAAGTACGGCATCACGCTTTCTCAGGCGACGCCGGCGCAGATTATCGACCTCCAGCGCCGCGCTAACGCCGGCACGCTGTGACCGCGGAGACTGAGGAGCCCGCCGTGCGCGTCACACTCTCGGCGATCTACGCCGAGGTTGGCGGACTGAAGTCGGAGGTTGCTGCCCTCGTCGCGCAGCTTGGCCCCCACGTCATCCTCACCAAAGAAAAACAGGGCGAATACGAAAAGCGCCTAGAGAATCACGGGGACCGTCTCGGGAACATCGAAGGTCGCCTCACCCGGATCGAAGCAGCCCAGCGGCCACGCGCTCCCTGGTACGTCGTGACCGGTGCCGTGGTCGGGATACTCACGGGTGCCGGCGCTTTGATCGCGCTGGTGGGGACCCTGGCTCGTATCGCTGAACTATCCAATCAGTAGAAGGGAAGTAGATCATGAACAACATCATCCGAAATCCAAAGGCCCGAGCGTACATCTATGGCATCTTGGTAGCCGCCGGCGGGGTGGCTCTGATCTATGGCGTGGCCACGGAGACACAAATCGCAGGCTGGCTGGGGCTCGCTGGCTCAATCCTGGGTAACGGCCTGGCACTGGCAAACACACCGACCGCGGGAAAACACGCCGCGGATTAGAAATGGGGCGACTCTTTCGAGAGTCGCCCCACTTTTCCAGTTAAATCGAAAGGACCCCTTATACAGGAGGATGAGGGGCAGACACGACCGGGGGGGGGTGATTGCATTCCAAGCTGACACGCATCGCTGTTAGAACGCGCGCCCACTACGAGGGATGCAATCTTCCGGGCAGTAACAGATAAGCTGACAAAATGAAGCCATTCCTTTACGGACTCGATCACGCGAGTCACGACTTCCGGGAGTCAAGTTCACTCGGAAAGAACATCTTCACCAACGCGTTCCCTCTCTCACTCGCGCAGTACCTAGCCAACGTGCGAGGACTCCCCATCCCAATCATCAGGGCTACAACGGACGCAGACAGCCGCCTAACCACGAAACACGAGATGACCGAGTGGAGCGAAATCCTTGGTACATCGCTCGATCAGGTGCACTTCGAGTTCGAGGGCGTGTACAGCGGCTACAACGATTACACCCACACCAGTGCAAACAAAAGCGATGTCGTCGTGATCGAGCGGGCCTCCGGAAGACACCTGAGGCCCCTCGAAATCAAGCTCGTAGTGGTGCCGACCTCATCGACAGCCCGCCGAGACCGCAAAGATCAGTCCTGCGAAATCGTCGTGCGGCCATCGACAGTCGAGCAGCTAGCGTTTTCAATCGCGCACTCGTACGGCGCGAGCAAGCGCTCTCACCTGCAGAAACTCCTCGTCGACGAGCTCGGGCAGCCGAGCGACTATAAGTGGTCTGACGAGAAGTTCATGATAGAAGCCATGCCGCGCGTTCTCAAGGCCGCTGAGAATGTAATTCGCGGCGGCCTGGACGTGCAGACCCCACTCGTACTAACGGCGATTTGGCGATCGGAGGGCCAGAAGCCTGTCCTAGAGGAGCACGCTTTCGATGTGTTCGCGTGGACCGATATGGCTTTCACCCAACTCTTCATCGACCAAGTACGTCGGGAACATTTCAGTGCCAACGGCATCAAAAAGCAAAAAGCGCCGACGAGCATTTCACGGCCGAGTCGAGCGCTGGTCTGGCTCGTAAGGTCACTTCTGGACTATGCGATCCAGAACACTCTGAACTTCGGAAGCATCCACTCGGAAATCACTTTTGGTGTCCAGTCGGACAAAGCAGGCTCCTTCTCGGGAGAAGCATCACTCAAGCACTTGCGCTCACCTGAGTTTCTAACACCACGGGTGACTCGCTCAGAGCTTGGAGAGGTACTCAGCCCCTCAAGTGCTCAGTTTCTAATGCCGGAGCGCAGACTCGATGCCGCCATCGCAATCCAGCACCTTGCTGAGGAGCTGAGCCGCGAGGCAGACATCCAGGACTAACTTCCATGGGGGCCACCTTCAGACGCTAGGCTCGCGGAGATCCCTTGTGCGACAAACTTCGCCAGGCGCACTGGGACTGCGTTGCCGATCATTTGTTCGGTGTTCGTTCGTGAGGCGACCCATTTGTAACCAGGAGGGAAAGTCTGGATCTCCGCGCGCTCGGCAGCTGTGAGAGGACGGGTCTTGTCGACCGCTACCACGTCGCCTGGGTGGCCCGGGTAGCCCGCCGGGACAGGGCGGTTCACGCCCCGCACCGTGGGCGAGGGTTCATCGATCGAAAACACGCCTCGGCGAGCGTAACTACGCGGATGGCGGTAGTAAGTGTCGGTGTTGAGCCGATTTCCGAACCACTCACGCACGGTCATCGGTTTCTCGCTCTGGTTAGCCGCTAACCACTCGAAGATTGCGGCGGTCACGGCAGGGTTCTTGCTACCAATGGTGATGAGGCGCTTGCGCTTCTGTGGAACGCCACAGAGCGACGCGTCGAGAACCACCTTCTTAACGGTGTATCCTGCCTCCTCCATAACAGCGACGGCACGTTTGAAAGCTGCAGCGCGCTCGGCGCGGGCCACATTCTCCATAACGAAGAATGGTGGCGTAAAGCGCACAATTACACTGGCGAACTTCTCGGTGAGATCAGCCCGGGCCCCCTCAATACGGGATCCAGCGGATGAAAAGTCTTGACAAGGAGGCCCACCGATGATCGCAGGAAACTCACCCACGCCTTCGTACTTCTCAAGCGCTCCGATGGTGGCATCCAAGTCCCCAAGATCGAGCATAGTGGCCGAGTGACCGAGATTTTTGCTGTAAGTGTCCACAGCACACTGCCAGTTATCGAAGCCTTCAAGCACGTCAAACCCCGCGAGCTGGAAACCAAGAGACATGCCACCGCACCCAGAGAAAAGGTCAATAACTTTCGGGAGGGTTGGGTTTACATTTACCGAAACTTTCGTGCCCGCATCGTCATCGCTGGCGAAGAAGGAATCGACGATCTCGCGAGCCCAGACCGCCCCACCATTAATATCGGTGGAAGTGGGCTCAGGTAGCTGGTCGCGGGTGCGCATGCTTCGCACGGTCGCCGGCCTCACGCGCAGGAGTGCTGCAAGACGCTTCACGTCATAGAGGTCGGTAGCCTCGTCGGGCTTTACCGCTGGATCGAGAGTGCGCTTGGTCAT